CGGCGCGGTTGGCGGCGCGGTTCGCGACGCGGTTGGCGACGCGGTTGGCGGCGCGGTTCACGGCGCGGTTGGCGACGCGGTTGACGGCGCGGTTGGCGGCGCGGTTCGCGACGCGGTTGACGACGCGGTTCACGGCGCGGTTCACGGCGCGGTTGGCGGATCAGTATCTAAATCCGCCATTCAGAAGGCCGTCATGGAATGCATAGAAAAAATGTGGCCGAATTATTTAGGCGGTCAGTTCTGGGCTGGCGGGTGGTATTGGGGCGGGGCGTACACATCGTTCTTTCGAGAGGTCGGAAACCTTGATTTAAACGGTGATTTGTGGCGCCGCGGGATTGCGTACGAAGAGACGATTCAGTCCGCTTGCTGGTGGTATCCGCACAAAGATTTCCTCATGGTCTGCGAGCGGCCGCGACAGATTCACCGCGAACTTATAGATCCTGCACGCCCGCGCGGTTGGGGTTCGCATCGCCTACATAGTGATACGGGTCGGGCAGTCTCCTGGGGAGATGGATGGGGCATCTATTCGATTCATGGCGTACGCGTAACGCAGCAGATTGTTGAGGCGCCAGAGACGCTCACCGTGCATCAGATCGAGACTGAACAGAACGCCGAAGTGCGCCGCATCATGATCGATCGGTATGGGCCGAAGAAATACCTTTCTGACTCAGGCGCGATCGTCGTCCAGGAATGCAAGGCAGATCATTATCTGATCGGATTGCGCAGTGCGCGACTTTTGCGCAAAGAAGTCCCCGACGATGAGCCAATCGTGATGGTGGACTTGCTTAACTCGACGCCAGAGCCGGACGGTTCGGTGAAGCGATACCTTTTGCGCGTTGACCCTTCCGCCTACGACGGTGAGGCCTCGAGGGATTGCCTAGCGGCGGTGGCTTCGACTTGGCGCAATGCAGATGGGAGTCTTGCGTTTAAGCGGCCGCAGGATTACCACTGCGTATTCGAGAGCTGATATGGCCGAATATAAGTCCTGGCGAGAGGTTATTGTGCGCGCCGTCTTGCTGATCGTTTTATCTGTCGCAGCGATAACTATGATTATGTGTCTAGCGACTTCTTGCGTCGGCAAAAAAGCCAAACTATGCGAAGCCAAGGGCGGCGTCTATCACTGGAGTCGGGACGGGAGTTTGTGTTTGAAGAAGGATGCAGTGTTGTGACAAAAAAAGTACCTCCCTCAGTACGCGAATACATGGCCGCAATCGGAAGGCGCGGCGGAAAGAACGGCAAGGGTAAGAAGAAGATTCGCAAGGACAAGCGTGCGCCTCGCTAAGGCCCTACTCGAAGCCATCGCGTTCACTTTCGTGATGCTGTTCGTCATTTTCTGGACAATTTTAATGTGCCTCACCTATCCGCTGTGGCGGCCGTGCAAGTGCTGATTGGGCTACTGCCGGCTGGTTGAAGGTCAGGTGTCACCAACGATTAAACGATATCAGCCGCACTGGCCGACAGGAACGATAAGCGAGTCACTATGCGGCGATCTCGTCTATTTCGATGACCATGCCGACTGCATCAGCGAGCTTGAGGCTCGAGAGGCTACATGGAACATGAGGCATGAACGGGAGACCGCCATTGCCGATAAGGCGAGCGCTCGAGCCAGAGAGCTTGAGGGGGCGCTGCGCGAGATAGCCGTTGGCCTGACCGAGGAAGACAACGTGGCTGACTACTATAACCGCTATCAAATGTGCGCCAGCCGTATATGCAAGATTGCACGCGACGCACTGAGATCTACTGCGGAAACGGGCGGCGAAACTATCTTTAATAAAGATATAACGATAATCGGGTCAGCGGCGGAAACGAAAGGAGAACAAGGGTGATTCATAAAACCACGGTTCAGCGCACTGCTGATGGCTATCAGGGAATTTGTATCTGTGGTTGGGCCGGCAGGGAGAAGGACCGCATGTCAGATGATTACGCTTGGACGAATGCCAGCGACGATGCAAAGCAGCATGAGCGTTCGATTAAACCGAAATGCACGTGTGCAGACTTCGACGGTTTCGTTGATTGTCCTGTCCACATATGAACCGGGGAGGTGTCAAATAATGGGCTATTTCAGCAACGGCACGGAAGGCGATAGCTACTACGAGCATTATTGTTCGCGGTGCGTCCACGACAACAACCACGATTGCGCCGTCTGGCTGGCTCACCTTTTGTACAACTACGATCTGTGCAACGAGGAAAAGAACCCGCTGAATGTGCTAATTCCGCGTAGCAAGGACGGGCCTGTACAACGAGCAATGCAAGATGTTCCTGGCTGCGCCCAGCATCGGGCTACCGCTGAATCATTTACGAACGCCCACTTTGAGTGACAAAGATGGCGAAACCTAAAGCACCGCTTCGGCTGGCCGTCGCCGCACTGACGGATAACGTCTACGTCGGGCGATTGACCAAGGACGGCACTTGCTTCCTCGATAGCAAGCAGGACATCACGAGCGACTTCCTGAAAGCCGTGATTGATCGTTTCGAGGGCATACCAGATGCCGAGATCCGGTCGTCTGATGGGACGCTTTGGAAAATCTCAATCACGAAAGTGACAACGAATCCTTCACGTGCTGTCGGGGAGGAAAAATGACCTGCGATGACTGTGAGCAGCCGACCGACTGGATACACGCCGTGCAATGCGATACCTGGGGTCGTCCGACCGGCGAAATCTATTGCGAGAATTGCGCCGAGCGTCACTGGTACCGGCAGCAGGAAAAGCTTATGGAGGAAACATGACATTGCTCACTACTGCTGGTGCGCAAGAGCGCGAAGAACTGGCTGAGAAGCAACGGCGAGAATTGGCTCCCGGCATGTGCAATGGCTGCGGGAACGAGCGTAACGCCTGCGCCTGCGATAGCGGCGGTCTGTTGGAGGTCCCGCCGTTCCTCAAGAGGGAAATACGCAAGTACATGGCCTTTATGCGGCTCATGGCTGCCGCTAAGGCGTTGCTCGCCGAGAACACTGAAACCGCCAAGGCGTCGTACAACGAGCCAGGGACGCGATTTACGGATGCGCAGTGGAAGAAGGAAGATCCGGAGAACTTCAAGCTGTGCCGCGAAGTCCGCAACGCTCTGCGCGAAGCTGACCGCAGCCTTGCGTCTCAATCTCAATCCGATGGAAGTTCTGAGGGTGGCTAAACATGTCTCACTGCCGGGTTGTTTTTGCTGGATCTGCATGAGGCGCGACGAAGTTCAGGAACTGAAGCGGAAACTCAAGGCGGCGCAAACGATGCTGCGCGAGGCAGAAGCTAAATTGGACGCGGCGCAAATGCCGACAGGAGCCGATATGGCGAGACAGATTGATGCGATTTGCCGTCCAGACTTCACTCCCAGCGGAGGAACTGTCGATGAGTAGCCTGAACGGACTGAAAGCCGTCGCCGCGCTTACGGCACTGCAAGCTGGGGCAAAGTGTAAGACGTGCCTCGATTCACACTTTGTGCTTGGCGATATTTTGGATCGCCCTATGGACGAATCGAAATGGGAGCCGTGCCCTGATTGTTCACAGTCTGATGCCGGTGCAGCCAAACCATGAAGCCAGAACCGACCGTCACGATTGCCGAATTTGACGCCTTAGATGAAGGCTCAATCATCTGCACGAACGATCAGGTGTACCGCGTGCAAGATTATCTAGGCGGCGGCACATGGCGCGTCCGCAAGATGCGCTGGTGGAATTTGCTGTGGCGCTGGGTGTGCTGGAACTGGCAATCATCCAGCGTCGTCGCTAAGCCCTAGGAACCTCGCACAAATACACGTCTTCGCGACTAGTGTAAGGGAAATCCCTAACATATTTTCATGGTGAAATTCTTATGCCATCAGCAGATTATTCTCACTCAGACCGACTCGCCAACCGGGTCTTAAAATAGGTCGGCGGCGGATATATAAATAGGACAAATCCAGAGGTAAAGACATGAAAATACTTACTCGCATATTTATCTTTGAGTTTTTGGCGCTGTTTCTTGGTCTTCGGGCTGGCATAGCGCTGTGGCATTACTCCCAGCCGCCGAAAGATTCCTGGTATATCACGCCATGGGCGTTCACGTGCCTATTCATTGGGATTTTAATCGGCGTTGGATTCGCGTTTTCGGTCTGGAGGCTGATGATGCGCAGCCGTAATATCCGAGTTAGGCCGTAGCCAGGGAACTTCCGATCTGCGTGACCGTACCGTCCCACGCGCCAGCATTGCAGGGCGCTCCGGTCGGCACGCCGCCGATTCTGCCGGCATTGAAGGCTGGTGACCCGGTTTTCACCTGGTACTGCAGCGCGTTCGCGCCATTGTTGGTGAAGGGATTCACGGAATTGGCAATCGAGTTTGCATCCTTGCCGGTAGCGGTTTTCCAAGTAGCCAAGGTCTGCGCGGTAGCCGTTTGGCTGCCGTTCATGTCGTAGGTTGTGAAGCGATTGCGCATGCCATAGATGTTGTAATCGCAGAGCGCAAACCCATCGGTGTTGCAGGAGTTATAGCCGTACTCGGGGCTTCCGGTAAAACCACTGTCATAGCAGAGATTGTTGTAGCAGGTGAATATCCCTGTATGGCCTGGGGCTTCAACCATCCGCATTCCGGTGCCGGGAGAAGCTGCGCCGCCAGCGAGGTCCCACGTATTGTTGTAGTAAGCGGCAGGAGTCGCATATTGATCCTGCGCCGTACCAAAGTATCCATCGAGCATCTGTCCGCCCTTGCAGATGTTGTGATGGAACGAGCTTCCCGCGCGACCGCTTGCACCAGTATTGCCGAAGCCTTGCATCGCAGTGCTATTCGGAAGCGAAGAAGTGCCGGTAGTACTCATGTCAAAATAGCAATACCGGATCGTCGTGCCGGAGATCACTCCCGTATCGTAGATGCCGTAAATGCCGCAGGTGTTCAGCATCGTGCAGTACTCAATTGTGAGACCGCTACTCGCCCCTGTGCCGATGCCGCCCCATGCGGTGATTCCGGCAAAGTGGGTCGCGTCTACCGACGCATTCACGTTGTTGCTGAACAGGCAATTGCTGATGAGGCAATTGGTATAGGAATATAGCTCTACCGGCCCGGTATGCGCACCGACACCGCCATGCGCCGTGCCGCTACTGTTGATGAACGCGCAATTCTTGACAGTGGTGTTGGACATCTGACCGCCGGTCCCATCGTAGCTTCCAACCTGGAGAGCCCACGCGCTGAATCCTGTGATCTGCACCCCGTCGAGTATCCAGTTCCCCCAGTTCGCTGGCGTTCCAGGGCCGCCCTCACCCGTAGCGGCTCCAATCACAGTGCTGTTGTTCGCATTGCCGCCGCCGTAAAAGCCGCTAGCCCCTTTTGCATCGAGTGTCGCGGCGCCGCCCTGATACTGTCCGCTCGCGTTACAAGATCCTATGTAAGTTGGTGTCGCGGCGTTCGGCCCACCGTTGATTTGCAGCGCTGGGGAATGAAAGGCGCCCATCAGCTTGCTGACATCGTAGGTTCCACCAATGAGTCCAACGCGCTTTCCAGCGTAGAGACTCTGATGGGTGTTTATCGCCGTAATCGCCCACGGACTCGCCAGCGTGCCTGGATTGGAATCACTCCCAGATGTTGAGATGAAAAAATCGAAACTGCTAGGCGTTCCGGTTGGCCCAGTAGGCGCCGTGGGGCCCGTAGGCGCAGTTGGGCCAGTCGGAGACGTTGGACCAGTGGGTGCCGTAGGCCCGCCTGTGGGACCGGTCGGCGCGGTCGGTCCCGTAGGGCCACCAGAGGATGGTCCGGTTGGCCCCGCGGGGCCTTGCGGTCCGGTAGGCCCAGTAATCGAAGCCCCCGGCGTACCGACACCCTTCGGCCCAGTTGGCCCCATTGATCCAGGATTTCCTGGCACGCCCTGCTGACCTTGATCCCCAGTTGGCCCGGTTGGCCCAGCCGCTCCGGTGGCGCCACTGCCAGCAGGACCAGTCGGGCCGCCGGGTCCGGTAGGCCCAGCAGGTGCATCCTGCGAGAGCGTGCCGCTGAAGGGGACGGAGATGCCGTTGATCGTGAGGGTTCCGGATACATTCGTTGTCATTGTCGTGGTCCTCTGATGCATGCCACGCATGGCAGATCAATGCTTGAAACCTTCGTCCAGTCCATGATCGCGTAATCTAGCATCGATGCGTAGCATATCGCGTGATGGTGGCAGGCAAGATCGAACTTTATTTTCGCTTCAATCTCTTCGATCCCAAGCCATGTCGCTCTAGGCAACGTCTCATAGTCGGGCCCTAAAGGCACATGCGGCACGACATCGAGGCAGTAATTGAAGACATCGTATGTATGCACGGCTGCGTCAAAAGCCTTAACGAATGTCTCATTTCCGGTTTGCGGAGAGGCGAAGAATACTCCGCTAACGCGCGCGCCTAATTCTGTGGCCAGATCGAATGTCAGATACGTCGATAATGCACTACCTAAACTGTGGCCTATAACTTTCACCGAACCCGATCCTATCACCGCTGCAATTCCCTTGACTGCAGACACTGGAATGCCGCCAATAGGCGCGTATTGCATGCTCATATAGAGCCGATAGAATCCAACCTCTACCGTCCCAGCGACTGGGTGTGATACGGGTAGAAACTCCGCATCCTCGATCCACTCTACCAGTCCGTCCGTGCCGCGCACGGCGACTGCGTACGAGGTCGCATCGGCCACAGATTGCGCGAGGTACCCGTAGTAGACAGTCTGTCCGTAAGCGACCGATTGGCCGCGCCGAAATAAGCAATCATCGCCAGTCAGATAGCCTACGATCTTCCATTGCGATGAGAGGCGAATATCTGGCGCTGGTGCGATCGACTCAATATTGGAGGCGTGCATATCCGCGGCGTAGAGCACCAGCAGGATATTGTCGGCTGCCTCCTGTGGAGTCATCTTATGCAGGCTTTATCGCTGCTGGAGCGGTCGCCGTGCCAGTCGTCATTCCCTGCAGCTTTGCGATCAGCGCGTTGAGCTTCGAATTGATATCGGTCTGCACCGTGCCAGCCTCTGCGGTCGCCAGTCCAGGCAGCAGCAGTTCTAGTTGGTTCACCAATATCCCGGCCGCGGGACCGGCGCGCAGCGGAATCTGCATTGGATCCCCAGTCAAGATCGTATTGATGCAGGTTTGCAGCAGTTGCACCGCTTGGATCACAGTAGGGGCGGCCGCGATGAGAACCGGGTTTGGCGTAGACATTTGCGTTTCCTTAGTTGGACTTATTGGGAATGAAATAGGTGCAGAGTGTGGTGATGAGACCGCCGATGGCAATACCGAGGGCTGGGCTTGGGGCTTTCGAAAGATACTGGTCACACGCGAGAATAACGACTTGCCCGAGGAACTGTCCGATGGTGGCACCGATGACGACTTTTTGACCGGGTACCCACTTTGCTGGGGGAGACTCTGGATCTTGCATAAAACTCCTGGCACTGGCACATCGGCCACTATTTGCGATACGTAGTTTCGCGTCTCAATCGGCAGTGTAGCGAAAGTCCCTTGACTTTTCTGCCATTTACTTAAGTTTCCTGGCCCAAAATCGTAGGCAGCGAGTCCGAGTTGCCAATCTCCGCCAAATCTTTTGCTGAGGGAGGCGAGATAGGCGGTAGCGGTTCCGATGTCCTTAACGGGATTAACGCCTGCCCCACGGAAAAATTGAGGGAGCAACTGGAAGAGTCCGACGGCGCCTGAAGTGGGATTTCGAGCGTCAGAGTTAAATCTTGACTCTTGATAGCACTGACGAGCGCTGAGTCCTTCAGGGATGCCATTATTGATCTCCGCGGCGCTGATGACAGGTACCCACTTCTCTGCATTCGGGCCTAAGCGCCAACTATCGCCCATGCCCATTCCTAAATAGCGCATCGACCCTTTCATGCACCGCTCTGATATCCGATCGGGTCGCCATGCCGTTATCCAAATTCTCCTTATGCATCCGTAAGCGCTCCTCCTTCATCTCTTGCATGAATGCCATTAGTTCAATGCGCGTGACTAACCCCGGTATTTTATCTTCCACGGCATTTACCATCTTAATCGTTGCGTAAGTTGAAGCTAGCTGCCCGATCAGAACTTCGTGCACATCGACTTTGATCACATATTTTCGCTGAATCCATCCATAAATTCCGATGAAGATCCCGGAGACGGCGAGCGCGAACCAACTTAAGACTTGAATTGCCCATGGGGGTAGAGGGGTCGTGTTCTCGATAGCCATTACGACCTTTGCAGTATCACGGCTACCGTGGCGCTGTTTAAGAAATGAAATCCAGGATTCCAAGACCAATTGGCACTGCCGCCGAGTGAGCCTCCTGAAAATGTAGCCGAGGTGCTGAGCAGAAGCGTGCCATTTAGCATCAAGCTAGTTAGGTATCCAGACGTAATGGAACCAACATATCCAGTAATCGTTAAATTCAACGGAAACGGATTCGTCACGCTCGCATCGATCGCCGTCACGGTCGCCCCGTCTCCTAAGACATTAGGCGTGAGTGACCCAAAGCCACCTTGCGCGTAGCCATTCGTGCCACCTACCGGAGCGCCGGCAGTGACGAGAGTCAGAAAATCCGCGCCCGTGAAAACCAATCTAGCCGTCGATCCTGAATCGATGACCCAAATTTTTTTTATCTTCCTCGCCGTCGAGCCAGAATCGATCACCCACACTTTTTTAACCTTGCGGGTGGTTGAGCCTGAATCGACGACGTAGGTGAATTGGCTCATGGCGACTCAGAAGTAATAAAAAATTGCGCCCGGCGCGCCCGATGGCGTCGTGCCAGGATCTGCCGCAATGGTCACACCTGGACCTACGCCAGGATTTGGCAGTTGCGCATTCGGTACCGTGCCGCTTGAGAGATTCGAGGCGTTCGCGGCCGTTGCGATGGCATTCGCCTGCGCTGTGTTGGCAGCATTGGTGGCGAAAGATTCGGCGGTCGATAAGACTACCGTGTCGGCGGCTGTGGCGAAGGCTTCGGCGGAAGCCACGGCTCCCGCAGCTAGCGCAGAATCGGCAACGCCTACATTGGCGCCATTCGATACTGTGATGGTGCGAAACCCTTGTAACAAAACCGGGCCTACGCCGCCGCTGATGCCGAACGTCAGACTGAACGCGCCGGTTGTCGTATTTCCAACTGTCCAAATTCCGCCAACTCCGGCAGGTAAAACATAGACTAGATTGCCGGAGATTGTTCCGGTGAATTGAATGTTAATTGGCGTGTATTCCGAGAGTGTCAGAGCGTACGTGCCTGCGGCAACGCCAGTCACATCGATGAGAGTATTTCCCCCAAACGCATTATCAATAATCGCCCAGTCCGCGTTCACGGGTACATCCCAGTCGTTGTTGAATGACCCCGACGCGGGCATCTGAATATTCTTGTTAGGCGTAAACGTTGACATTACATAACCTCAAAAATTGACATTTCCAAGAAGCGGCTTTATTCTCAGCGCCAACAAGGAGTAAATGACATGATCTGGATATTCGCCGCAGTCGTTCTGATCCTCGCTGTGTTTAACGAGGGGTTTCGTAAACTGGTGTACGTTGCTGGCGGCATTGCTGTTGGTTTGCTCCTCGTGGCAACGGTAATTCATGGTGGATGAATTCACAGCGCGTTCCCCGCGATTTCTAACGCTTTCGCAATAGTGTTATCACTTACGTGCAAGAGTGGCTTTGTCGTCTTATCTGTCTCGCGCTTTGCGGCCTTCCATTTCTGCATCAGGCGTTCAACTAAAGCCTCATGATCTACCTTTCCGCCACTCGCTCGCTGAACCCTGGGCGGTGCAGTCGGAACATGATCTAATCCTGCCCCAGGCTTAGTCGCATCTTGCGCAAATTTCAATTTTGCATCCTTCACGGATTGAACCGCTTTTGCTTCTTTCTTGCCCTTCATGATCCCCTGAGTCAGGCGTTTTATTCCAAGCCCAACAGGGCCCGCCACATGGGCTGCAGCGACATCTCCGGCGGTATCTAATCCATGCCCAACCAACCCGGCGGCCGTTGATGGCAACTCAGTCCCTACAGCGCCGAATCTTTGAAGAGTCAGCGCGGTATTTGATCGGTTCGTAGAGCTAGATTTGCTTTCGTTGTTCACGTATCCAGATACGCGCTTTAGTCGCTCGATGTTGTCGATAGTCTCTGGACTCAGAAGCGCGCTAGCTTTTGGCGCCATAGCATCGACTGCGTTTTTGAATGATGCGTTACGGAAAGATCCGTTGCCCAAATTGTCGATACCTGCAGCGCCGCTCAATTTATTGAGTGCATGCCCCTCAATTGATTGAGCCAAAACCGGATCAGGAACTGCAGTCTTTAGGCGCTGGACCAATGCTGGAGATGCTGCTGCGCCATTTCCAGTCGCATAGGTATCTAGAAACTTTCCCGCCAGCGGCGACGGTGCCCCTATGACGTGAAGGCCTTTCTTTTTAGGCACGTTGTCATTAACCGCAGCGTCAATTGCCGGATTATCTCGGCTAAGCTCAAACTGCGCTTTCGCCGCCGCTCGAGCTTGATCCGCCAAATCCTTAAGGGGCGCTGCTTCCGGTGGCAGTGGCATGCTTTCAAGAGTATTGCGAACAATACCGGCAGCCACTCCTTCTGGCGTGTTCGTTCGCTGTAATGTCGCAAGATTGCTGCGAGCGTTTTCAAATCTCTCGAATGTGATTGGTTTGCCAGATCGCAGATCATTCAAAATAGGTCGAATTGAACTGCTTTCGTTTGCCACTTCCGACAGGTAATGATGTCCTAGCTGCGAGTCAATAGTACTTATGGCTGATCCAGAATCTATCGGAACAGATCCGCCATTCGCATCTGTCAGCGCCTGATACTTTGCGCGCTTGTCTAAAGTCAAAGCATTATCTTGCGTCTTGATCGCATCTATGGCGGTTTGATCGTGCTCTAGATTATTTCTCTGCACGATATCTGGCGTCGCGCGGCGGCGAATCTCTCCCATACTTGCGCCAAGTTTGGTGTCTTGATCTTCTATGGAATCACTGAGAATTTTTTGTGTATCAGGATCGACGCGAAGATTCTTTTCGTCAGATATCTGCTGCGCGTCCCCAGTTGCCTGTCCTTTGCGCAACCATAGAGGATCAGATCCTTCCGGCAGTGGTAATTGTGCTGTATCCAAGTGCCTGTCGAGTGCTACGGGATGAATAGCACCGCCGGTTTTTTGGGCTGCTTGCGAGATAGCCGCCTTTAACTCCGGGGGCGCTACGCTAAGGTCTGCTGCTGCGCCTGCAGCACCGGTAGAAGTTCGAGCGGCGTGCTGTGCAACCGCGTCCTCGGCGCTCATAGGAACCGCTTTCGGTGCTATTTTTGGCAAGTCCGAAAGAGACGAAAGAGCGCCCCTACCTGCATTAGCCATTGGAGCAATTGAAGCCACATCGGTGGCAACGGGAGCAACGTAATTCTTAACGAAATCAGTTTCCGCGTCAGGCAGAGGAAAATCTTCCTTGGCTACCTTCACGGCTGCGTCTTTTATCGGCCTTAAAGTCTCGCCAACAGAAGATGCGACGTTCTTTTCGTTTTCATTGAGTGGCACGCGCAAAGCATCGACTGCGCTAGAATCTGGAGCATTCGTATCACCACCGGTTACTCTGCGATACAAATCTTGAGCTCCATGCGCGGCAGCATACGGAACATTTAGAATGCCTTTTCCGACCGCACCAGCTGCACCGTTAATGAATCCAATTGGACCATCGGATATTTCCTTTATAGTGCTGGCAGGATTGAAATCCATAGGCGGAGGCGACCAATCCGCGTTCTCAAAGTCCGCATCTGGCGGCGACCATTGATCGTCGTCGGCAGCCATTACTGCTTAACTCCGGCTTTGCCGTTATGCATGTACGTCGCGCCCCTCGGGAGTGCGTCATAGTCGGCTTTGCTCTTGACGACAGGGGTTTTATCAACGGTGTTGACCGCATCGGCTCTAGGATAATGCTCTTGGTTCCATCGGAAGAACGATTGCGGATCGCCATTATATCCGCCGCGGGGATTTTCCTTAGATGGCGGACTCTGATCGAGGAATGTTTTGACGCGATTGGCGGTATCTAACGTGTACTGATTTATGTTTATGTTTGAATTAAGCAAATCATTCAATGCATCGGGCGTATTGGCAGTACTCGGGCTTAACTGCTCAAACTGCAGGCCAGTATTTTTGTCCGTAGAGTGAGCGAAATTTCCATGCGACATTTGCACGGCTAAATTGCCTAAGTTCTTTGCGGCTATTTGATAATTAGTAGCGTCAATGTGTCCACCAGGAACGGCCGCGCTCGCGGCCTTAATGGCCGGGCCAAAAGCGCCAGTAATTGGCGCGCCTTTGGAGTCCATTATTTGTTTCGCGGCCTTGGCAAATTGAAGAGCAGCGCCAGCAGATTGCGCGGATTCTTCGGCGTCTGCCTGCAATTTTGCGCGCGTTTCAGATGTAGCTTTAACCTGATTAGTAACCGCATCACTCGGCGTCGTGCCAATCTGGGTAGGAATCGGCGCGAGTTTGTACTTAGGATCTGAGAATGCCTTTGTGTCTACCGGATTGACAGGCGCGGTAGGCGCAACTGGCGCAGGCTTAACCACCGGCGCTCTAGTCGGCACGACCGGCGGCGCAGCTCGCGCAGGCGCAGCAGCCGACTGTGGTGCATTCGCGCTCGGTGGCAGGGCTCCTGGTGGTAATTGCCTAGAAATATAGTCCGCAGGTGAAGTACCACCATTGATGGCGTATTTCGGCATTAACTTCGTCTCGCCAGGCACGCCGGTTGGCACAGGTACCTTAGTGAGCGCATCGTTCATCATGTCCGCATATTTTTGCGTACTGATGGTCTGCGTCTGATCGCCTATGGTGGGCCTATTCGTGCGCGTGTTGGTTGGCACGCCATCGCGCATTTCGTACTTATCGCCGGTGTATTGCTGATAGGCATTCGCCACGGACGCCGCAGAGGCGCGCAGTTCTGGATCTTTTGCATTCTGCGCGACTGAATAAGCATCGTCGTAATTCTGACGCGCATCGTTTTGATTAGCAGCGACTTGATTGTCCTGGTATTGCTTGATTTCGGCTTTCACAGCATCGACAGGCGCACTGCTGCCGAGCGCATAGGACTTCCTGTAGGCGTCTTGCAACTTCGCCGCTAAAGCTGGCGGCGTTGGCTGGATGAAGTATTGCTTTCGCAAATCCGTAGGCGCATACGAGCCTTGTGACGGTAGCGGCGATGGGGGAGCGCTTGGCGTACTCGGAGGCGCTTTCAAGTAATTCAATTTCTGCTGCGCCATCTGATTGGCTAAATTCACGCCCTGCGTCGTCGCCTCAGTCTGCCGAGTGTCAGCCAAACCCCGCTGCGTCGGCACATAGTCGCGCGCCGCCGCGCCCAAACCAGAAGCCAGAGCCACACCAAGATGGCGCGTCGGCGCCGTCCCCATCGCCGCCAAGCCTTCCGCCAAAGGGATGATTTTCCCCTTATTCCTATCCCACCACGACGGCCCCGAGTCCATCTTCAACGGCGCCGCAGGAGCCACGCCAGCGCTCTTCGGCGGCGTATCAGAGTCATCCGACGGCCCCGCATCCGTGTTATCGGTATCGTCCGGATCACCGCCCGCAGCCAAGCCAATCCGTCCGCCACGCTTCGCCGCCGTGTTCGAGAACATCGACCCGAGCGCCCCCGATGCGCCTTGCTCAGTTCCCAACGTCATCAGTGTCTGCAGCCCTGTCGGCTGCTTAACCAATGGTCCCGCGGTCTGCAACTTCGGCGCCCCGCCGCTCGTATCCGGAATATCCAATGACCCATCAGGATCCGAGTACGGCATCCCACCCGCATCGTAGCCAATCCGCCCACCGCGCTTCGCCGCAATCAGCGCCGCAGCTCCGACATCCGCCGCCGCGTACTCAGCCGCGAGCGCCGCTGCCGCCTCAGCCGCCGCAGTACCTCCCGCATCCGCCGCAGCCGCACCCGCAGCTCCTGCCGCCGCATCTCCGGCCGCACCTGCCGCTGCGCCAGAGCCCGCGGTTGCCGCCGCGCTCGTGCCCGCAGCATCGGCCGCAGGGGCAGCGGCAGGGGATGCCACACCGTAGCCTGCGGAGCCATCGAAGCCGCCGGACATATCAACTGGCGTTGAGCCATCGAATGACACGCCTTCGGTGCCCGTCGAACTCCACGGTCCGTTATTCGAAGGCGGCGAATTTGGCGCCGATGGCCCGCTCATCTTTTTGTACGCCGAATAGCCCTTCTGAGCGAGACCTATGCCTTGATTTAAGCCACTCGACCCGGATGGCGCGGGCTGTGGCGTGCCAGAAGCCACGGCCAATGTATGCGTGCCACCGCCGGCCGATGGGATATCCTCGCCCTTGCGCTGCTGATTGCCGTACATCGCCCCATGCGCGCCCACCAGGCCACTGAAGTCCACATCCCCGCCATCATCATAGCCGCGACGTCCCGCGACCCCGCCGCGCTTATAATCCGATGGCGACACGGAAGCCTCGGTCGTATCAGGCACCACTGCGGCTGCTGAGCCGTCAAAATTCGCCCCCGGCGCACTCCATGCCGCAGGCGCCAAACCCCCGTCAGTGGTCGTCGTGGTCGTATGGCGAACTGGTTTGCCTCCAAAGTCGTCATAGAGGCCTTTGCCTGATTTCGCAAGACCCATGGCACCCGATAGGTTTTGCACGCCAGTCGGCTGCGCTTTCAAGCCACCCTCTGCGGTGACTAAGTGCGGCACGGCTCCGGTGGGGGCCGGCACTCGGCTCGAGCCGCCGCGCGGTACACTGCCGCCCGCGCCACCATAGACTCCGCTTGCAGAGCTCATCGGCGCATACATCGCCTGCTGCGCTTGCAATATCGCCGACAAATCCGAGGCATCAACGATCGAGGGGCCACCGCCCGCCTTCGCGACGCGGCGCATCGGCACCACGCCGCCCTCGTAGAAGTGCCCGCGATTCGCCGCGGCATCGGTTGCCGTGCCGTAATCTACGATCTTGTAGCCTGAGCGACCATCGACCCCGACAGCGGCTGGTTTTTTCTTCTCAACTTCCTGCGCCATCAATCCTATGTGCGTTCGATCATCGCCGTGCATCTTGTAGGAATAAATAGTTTGACCGTCGAAGGTTTTGCCGATTTTTTTGATGTCGTGTTTTAGGCGACGGTCGGAGAAGAAGCCTCCGGGTTGAGTTGTGGTCGTTGTCGATCCTGAGAGAGCGCCGGTCCCCTCAGCGATGTTGGCCAGGAACTGGTCCACCTGGAACGGATAACTTTGCTGTTGAAGGAATTGATTGTATTGAGCTGTGTCTTGCGCCTGTTGGGTTTGCTGCTGAACTGTCCCGGCAGCTAGTTGCGCGTTCGCTCCTTGCAGTCCTGCGGTCTGCGCGCCGCTTGCGAGCGAGCCTTGCTCAGCAGCAGTGTTTGCGCCTTCTCCATACGCAGTTTGCCCAATCGAAGCTAACTCGCTACCAGCGCTCCCAAGTGCCGCGCGATTCGCTTGTCCAGCCGCTAAATTAACGCCTTGCTGTTGCTGTGCGACTCCCTGCGCGTTCGTATATCCTTGCGACAAAATGTTGGAGTAAATATTTGCGTTCGATAAATTCTGTTGCTGCTGCAAATTAGCAGCCGCTATACCGGTTCGATCTCCACCGAATGCGCCAGATGAAATTGCCGTACCGAGCGCGCCGCTTTGAGCTTGCGCATTATTTTGCCCTAAGAGTGCCGCAGTGCTTCCCGCAACATCTTGCACGTACGGGTTCATGTACTGCTGAATGCTTTGCGCAGTCAGAGGATCGGCGTTGACTTGTCCAGCACTCGCTGCGGCTAAGCCGGTCGCCGCGTTATTGATACTGGTAGTATTATTTTGCGCAGTACCTAGCGTGTTCTGTGCGGCAGCATAACCTGGCTGCGCTTCATTCGCGGCGGCGTTTGTTCCTGCGATTCCTTGCTGCTGCTGGGCGTTAACGGGGGCGACAAATTCGCCAGAGTATTGCTGGAATGGCGTGGCTGCGGTTTGCTGGGCTTGTTGATTTACGCTAGCGTACTGGGCCAAAATTTGCGGCGGCACCGACAAAGTTTGTTGTGACTGCGCAGTTTTTCCTCCCACGATTAAGCCCCTTTGCTCATCGCAATTCTTTTTCTTCTATTCTCCCATCCACGCTTCGCGCTATCACTTAATATCGCGCGAGTTTCTTCGGTATGCTTCGTCCCAAGACGAATTTCGCGTATTTTATTTTTATGTTCTTCGCTCTTAGGTTTGCGCATTCGCTCTTTAACCCACTCAGGTTTAGGAATGCCTTTTTGACGAGCGCTGCTCGCTGCTTTTTCTTCTTCTGTGAACGGTCGTCCTGGAATTCCTTTGCGATTTTCGCTCATCTTTTTGCGAGTTTCTTCACTCACGACTCGACCGGTATTCCTAATACGCAATGCCTCTACAAGGTGCGGAGCTCTCTTACATCCTTTGGCCCTCGTATTACCCATCGCAGCGCGCGACATATTTGCGCGAGCTTCGTCCGACATTTTGCGGCCTTTCATTCGCAAGCTATTAGCCTGCTTCCATTCATCGGTGTGTTTCAGGCCGCTAGGTCCCTCCCCTCCATCAGTTAGGTTAACTAGATCAGCGCCAATCGATCTCCAATGCGCAATCAATTCTCTTTCTTTGGCAAGCGCATCGGTTTCTTCCATATCACTATGGACGATGCGTACTTCGACTCGCAATCCTAATTTTCGAAGTTTCGCAACAATGAATCTATGCCAACGATTGCGTCCACGGTGCCAATCGTAAGCGCGGCGCGCGTGACCTTTGCCGACGTAAAAAATTACGCGTTCGTCAGGTCGCCAGTGTTCATATACGTAGAATTTTTTTTCTTTAGTGCTCAACTTCATCATCCTCAGATAAAGAAATTGAGATATTGAATTTCAGTCCGTTTAAATCAAACTCGACATCTGCCGATCCGCAACCGCATCCGTCATTACCGGTAGTCTTCGCATCCGTGCATTCGGTGATGACTTCGGAAACCATCTTGCGCAGTTCCATCAAGATATCCGAGTCGGCGAAACCGCCCGCGGCTGTCTCTTCTGCTACATCAGAAATAGTGTCGTAAATCGTTTTCATAACACCCCATGTCCTGGCTCGGCTTTCGCCCCGTACAAGAAAAAAGCCCCTGCGGGCTCTCCGAATATTCTCTTATACATCCGTACCTTACCCTCTGTGCGGGTATTTGACAAAATTCCGATCAGGAGCGGTATTCCGAGTCCATCAGCGACTTTTTTCGAGTATTCGCACAACTTGCGGGCCCGGCCGCCTTTGGCCGCTCGAAACTCTGGATAGATGAAAACGCAACGTTCTTCCACGACAGTTTGAGGGCTATACCACATCGCGCCTACGCGAAGGAGTGCAAGCCCCTCAATTGGTCCACCTGGGCGACCGATAACTGGGCAGAGTCCGTGATCTTGGCACAATGCCGGGTATATCTCGCGTGCCAGCAATTCCTGAGATGCGTTCAAGAATCCATTCTCTTCGCATGCAGTGACCGCCAGCCGCATCACCTCCGTCATATCATCGGTGGTAGCCAAGCGGATTTGCAGGTTGTCGTCGGTCATGTTGGCAGTTGCGCTGCTAAGGAAATTCTATTTTAGGCCGAGAACGCCAGTATTTAATAAGTCGTCTTTTTTCGCCCATTGTTCTACAGTGGAACCACAGAATATAGAAGCCATCACCATATTTATTCATTGTGGCGCTCCAAAAACTGGACTCATTCCACGCCGCTTTCGTTCCTCCATTTCGGCGTCAAAGGCCCGCTGTTTGACAGATTGATACTGAATGCAATCTTGGCATGCGCATTCTGCGGAATGGCGTAATCGAAAGAATTTCTGCAATTGATTAGATATTTCTGCATCTTCTTCGCTAATTGGTCCGTTAGGATTATTAGGATCGTATTTTGATATAGACATAGCGTCAATCCTTTTTCGGTCCCGGTAGATTCTTGAGCGTCTTAATATTCTCAGCCCTCACGCGCTTAACAAACTCATCGAGCACTTTGTGACCTAAGTCCATATCCCCGCCGCCGATCTCGCGCACCGTGTCGGGATGAATGACGTACTCGCCGCCCGCAGCAACGATGGGTACGCCACTTTTATCACTATCTGCTGATCCGCCTTTGGCCATGCCGTAAGGGCCACCAGTATGGCCATAGGGCTGCGCTCCACCGCCGCGAGGCATTCCACCGAAGACGCGCTTTGCGTGCGCGAAGCCAGCCATGGTATTGCCCTCGGCACCGGGCGCGCCAGATATCACATCGGCTGGCAAAACGTACGATCCCGAGCCTACGGTCATGGGCAGATGATCGGTGCGCCCTGCAACGCTCGAGTGAATCGGGCCGCTGAAGTGCTTTGGCTTAGGGATATGGGCTGATTTGACGTGTTTGACGTGAATCGATGCGCCGCCCTCGGCTCTCTTATGCCGCCGCGCCACATCGAGCGCGATCGCAATCGCCTGCTCATGAGGCTTTCCGGCTGACTGTTCGGCCTTAATGTTGTGGCCGATATTTTTCTTGCCGGCGAGGAGCGGCATTTACGAGTAACTCACGGTGACAACTTGCCCACTACCCGGCACGACCAGCAGTCCAAAGGATAACGGCATGTTTACCACGTAAGGCTCTGTTCCTACTGAAGTTGGAATGACATATACAGGCTTTATGGTAGCAGTCAAGGTCGCCCCATCGTAAATCAGACCTGTGGCAGATCCTGCGGTTAGAACCGACACGCTCGCGATGCGTCCGGCGCTTGTCTTGACTACGGTGGGAGATGAGATATTCGCCGCATTGACGGCACCTTGAACATTAAGGTAGTTCTGTGCCGCGGTGGCGAGCGCGGTGACGATATTTTTAATCGCCGTTAAGACGTCGGAGATTGAGGCTGTGCCGGAAGTGATCGGGTCGGCCATCAGATCTTGCCATCCGGTGCCCATCGGTACCTAATCGCGCCGATTCTCCAAAAACTTCCTAAATCGCTGCTCGATATCTTCACCGCCAAAAGCCTTGCTCGCAGCCTGGTATAGAAATACTCTGTCGCCTGAGTGACGGTATACGGACCGAACACTTGCGGCGTGTCGCCAGGATAATCGGCGGTAAGGAAAGTGATTTGCAATTGCGCGCTCTTTGCCTGCGAAACTTGGCCCCACTTGGCATCAGGCCATATCCAGTCGATAAATGATTTCTGATCGCCTTCATTAAGCGCGTAATAGCCGCTTTGAAAGAACGGCAGCATCGCCACCCCATCCGCATCATTCGAAGTCTCATGCTGCTGCAATAGCAGCGTCGTTGGATCAGCTCCTATTGGCGGCCCCAGCACCGATTGATCGACCCACGCTGATCGTCCAAGGGTGCCAAAGTCCCAGACATTTAAGTACACATTGAATTTTACGTAACTATCGACTTCCCCAGTCCCGCCAGTGATGGAAGGATAAAACCATTGAATCTCGCCAAACCTAGAATTCACAGCCACGCGAATTTTCTGTGCACGACTCACTCCGCTGATCGGATCAATGGAAGTGTCTAAGTTTTGATACACCACATCCCACACCGAGCACTGCAGGATTTGCACACCAGCGCCAGAGAGCGAATAGAACTGCGATGGTCCCATCCAGTAATAGATGCCATTGACCGATGCCGCAGCTTTTCTCCCAATGAGACCGCACCCGGTACCAATTTCATTAAAACCATAGACGAACGGCTGTCCGATGTACTGCATCGACCAGACATCGATATCGGTCCAAATGATTGCCTGCTGCGGACCTTGGGCGCAGCCGACAATGCGTGAGCCTTTTGGAATGCGATATGATCCCGCCTGATTGGTAACGGTGGCGATCCAGGAATTAAAATTCCCGATATCGCACCAGCGAATAAGGAGTGGATCTGGAATCCCAGTCTGCGTTGAGCCCCACGCGACGATCTGTCGCTGCGGCATGGCGACGAATATCCCATCATTCACTGGCGGGGCCGCCGTGATGATGGTCGCTTGCGCAGCTCCCTCATCCCATTGGTAAATGGGCTGAAATGGCGTCGCCTCAAATGGCTGATCCCGATCGGGACACGCGATTAAAATCTCACCCCAGTTATCCAGCGTCCAGTCTATTGCATCGATCGCAGGCCCAGTTGAGGGAGTGACAGCGGTGCCCGTGCCATAGCCGCCGCCACCATATACACCTACCCCGTATCCTGTGCCGCCAGGCAAAGCGCCTTGGCCGAACGAATAGATATAGCGCGCATTGCCGCTATTCATCGTCCCAGTCGCTGAAGTGACCGCCTGCGTGTTGGCTAAAATCGTGAAATTATTCACATCAATCAGAGTCTGGACGACGTAATTGCCGAAAAATGTAATCCCGCCAACCGTCGTTGCAGCTAGGACCGGGAATGTATCGCCGACAGCGTAGGTGTAATTAGGCAGCGTCACAGTCACCGTGATCGCATTCATTACCGTGGTGAACGATGGCAGCACTGGCGATGTAGAGTTAGATGTCGCTGGCAGTAAGTTTCCTAACTGATCGCGCGAGAATACCGTGTACGCATTCGCAGAAAGAAATCCATCAGGATCGCACATGTAAAGGCCAAAAAGAACGATCCCGCCGATGCTGATTTGCGTGGCAATGTACACGGAGTTGAAATTCGTGATGCCTGTCGTGGTCGTATCGGTGATAAGTATCGATGGGTTACCAGTGAAGGACTGAACCACTGGCGTGATGTCATCCTCGAGCGCGGTTGGCGTGATGTTATCGATCGAGCCATTTGTGATCACGGCGAGCTGCGCGGAGTTCGTGCCGGTGATGGTTTGTGTGCCGACGGCTAAGTGCGCATTGAGATTTAGATCCTCCCATGCCCACAGCGCGCGCACGATGGCGGGGGCGGGAAGGGAATTAAAGCGTGACCAGCCGCCGAGTTTCTGCACAAGCCCGATCCCATTTCGATCAGGCATGAATCTCACAAGCTGAGTTTGCGAGATTCCAGAGTTCTCGTTAAGAGCCGGCGTCTCTTGAGTGTCGGTGCCTGGGACTAGCTTTAAGGCTGCGTGCGGCATGCATCACCGCGTTGGGGTCGCAGCGGTGGGCGTGGAGTACGATGACCAGGCCGAGGCCTCCATCTTGCGACGATTCTCCATTGGTACAGCACCTAGACGCAGCGCTTGGTATTGCTTCTCGTAGGTCATTCCCATCGCTGGATCGTCACTCGCGTTTCCAAAGTTGCGCTGGAACATGGTGATATAAATCATGCTCGCCATAATCAGCATGTCTGGATAGTAGCTGGATATGTACGTGAAATTCGTATCAGCCACGCCAGTACTTGCATACTTAAATAGCGACGGCGTGACAATGGTCCCAGTCACGCGCACGGTGTAATTGAAATTAGGCGTAGGACCTAGCAGAACCTTATTCAACGTATCCGCATTGCCGCCGAAAGTATCCCCCACCAGAGCGTAGTATTGCGGCGTGCCCGCGCTCGCCATGCCACCATAGACATTCTGTATGAATTCCTTCGATACCGGCAGTAAGGGTGATGCATTCACCGTCTGCGTGCCATTCATCTGCGTGATTTCAAATGTCTGCAGCGTTTGAAAATCATCGATCGGAATATCAAGGATTGGGCTCCCGGCGGTGAGCGTGTATGTATTGTTCGAGGTTTGCGAGGCCAAAAGATCCAAGTCGCGCTGAATTCGCAGCTCGGCGTAGTTGAGCATCGAAGGCGTAATCAACGTCGGCGGCGCATCTAGGAACAATGTAACGCCGCTAATGCTTTGCGTTTGATACACCGCCAGCGCAGCGATTTGCGCGATATATTGGTTGTAGCTCAAAGCGTTGGTGTTAGCGGTCATTTCTTCTTAATCTCAAAAACGTATCCGATTCTTACCGTCGATTCTTCGCGATTATTGCCTACGATCTCACCATACGAGTTGTAGCGCGTCCAATGCGGAGAGACGTTGTAGCCTTCTGCTATTTCTAGATACGCATGTCGCGCTAAATCCCAGTGAGCCACAGCGTTTACCATGTTGACGGCATATTCTTGCTGATTGCCTCCGAAGTGCTCAGACAAATGAGACATGTGCTCAAGTTCCGGACGAACGGAATCTGGCGCTAGAGCGCAGCCGTTGAGAATAAAAATCGCCGTTATTAACTGTCTCATTTAATTTAAATCGTAAGTCACGACCATGCCTGCGCCTGACATTCCTTTCGTCCCTGTCGCGGTCCAACTAGCAGCGGCGCCATTTTTGAAAAATGAAAAACTAGAACTGGCTGCGACTTGAGCGGTTACATAGAATCCGCCTAGAGAAGAATTATCTTCCCACGCTATCCCTCCGGTAGGTAGTTCCCAGGTGCTTACTGGCTGTATGGGCACAGGTAGGCCAGTGAATCCAAAGCTGCTTGAATTGCTGGTGCCGCTAAAAGGAGGAATGGATAAAGTAACGCTCGTGCCAACTAGAGAATAATGACACGTGACCGTGGGTGAGGTGGTCAAGCCTGTTGCAGTGGCTGTGAAAGATCCGGTAGTAACTCCCGAGGCGCCTGTCGGACCAGTTGGGCCTGTCAGGCCGGTCGCGCCAGTGGACCCTGTAGACCCAGTTGCACCGGTAGATCCAGTCGGGCCGGTTGGGCCCTGAATACCGGTTCCACCACCTGCACCGGTAGGGCCAGTAATACTCGGTCCAGTCGGACCAGTCGGCCCGCCGGCGCCTGTTAATCCGATCGAACCGGTAGGTCCTGTG